TAGTGGTTGATGGTGAAGAATATTGGCGTTCTGCTTGTCAGTATGTTGATGAAATGAATACTGGTGGTGCCACGATGACTGTCTCACCAGAGAACACTGGTAAGACTGGTGGCAACTTCTATGGTCATCGTATCTATGCTGCATATCCACATCTACTCAATTCAGATTACATTCTATTCTTAGACGAAGATAACTGGTATGAATCTAATCATGTTGAAACACTGGTCAAGACTATTGAAGCAAAGAACCTAGACTTTGCATATTCGCTTCGCCAGATTTACGATAATGGTAGACACTTCCGTTGTAATGATAACTGTGAAAGCCTGGGTAAGTGGGAGATATTCAACTCAAGACAGTCACCACATGGTAAGCAATATCTAATCGACACATCGTCATTCTGCTTCAAGAGAGAGTTTATTCAAAAGACTTGTCATCTATGGCACTCTGGTTGGGGTGGTGATCGCCGTTATTTCTATGCTGTCAAAGAACATGCTAAGTATGACACTAATGGCAAATATACACTATGCTATCGCCTAGATGGCAACGAGGGTTCAGTAACAGAGCAGTTTTTCATTGAAGGCAACAAGACACAAGAAAACTATTACGAAGGAAAGTATCCATGGCAAAAGACATGATTATTGGCGTAGTTGATAACTACGATTGGGACAAGATTAAGTATTGGGCAAACTCTATTAAGAAGTCAGGCTTTGATGGTTACAAGGCTCTTGTTGTTTATAACATGGATGCTGCCACTGTAAAGAAACTAACAGAAGAAGATTTCATGTTGATTGGTTGTAATCAGTATGATGAGCAGACTGGCTTCAAGCATGACAATTCTCGTGGTAATGTTATGGTTGATCGGTTCTTCCACGTTTCTAGTTTTCTATCTATGCTTGAACGTCCTATGGATGTTGATCGTGTTATCATCACCGATGTTCGTGACGTTGTGTTTCAGAGTGACCCAACAAACTGGTTAAATGAAAACTTTTTAAACAATTGTGATATTCTAGTTGGTTCAGAGAACATGACCTACGGTGCTGAACCATGGGGTAGAAACAATATGGAGAAGGCGTTCGGTCCTCTCTTTCTAGATAAACTGAAAGACTCGCCTATCTTTTGTGCAGGTGTTATCGCTGGTGACATGGCCTCGGTTCGTGATCTATGTATGAACATTTGGCTAGTATGTCGTGGCTTGAATCCTAATGTTGATGGGGGTGGTGGACCCGATCAAGCAGCATTGAACATTCTGTTAGACCTAGAAGCATATCGGTATTCAACTCTATTCACCAATCCTATTAGCGGTTGGGTTCTACATGCTGGCACATCATTGCCTGCTATTCAAGCTGGTTCTGGTGGCATTGGTGCAGCATATAAGATTAATCCTAATATGACTATTGACTTACTAGATGAATTAGAGTATAGTGTCCTTGAAGGTAAAGTGCAGGTATCAGGAAAGCCTGTTACAGTTCTACACCAGTGGGATCGTGTCCCACAATGGAAGTCCATTATAGAAGAAACATACGGAGCATAAGATGGCATTGACTGACGAAGATTTTATGACTATTGAGGAACTTGGCGACAAGTGGCCTTATGATTGGGTATCTACAAGAGGTCTTGCTCCGTATATCAAGCGACTAGGTGAGAATGTTGTGGGTCTAGAAATCGGTACATGTCGTGCCGAATCAACTGCATTTCTATTAGAGAAGTGTCCTAACATTGTTAAACTATACACAGTCGATCCTTATAAAGGTTACGATGACTGGAATGGTGAGATTACACAAGAGACTGTTGATCGTTTTCGTGATGTTGCTATCAAGAATCTAAAACAGTATGGTGATCGTGTGCAGATGATCCGTGAGACATCATCGGATGCTGCTACAAAGATTACTACTATTACTGATAAGGCGGAGTTTGACTTTATCTTTGTTGATGGTGATCATTCGTATGAAGCAACTCTAGCAGATTGTGAAGCATACTATCCTCTATTAAAGAAGGGTGGCTTCTTCTGTGGTCATGACTATAGTTCCATCGATGCTGTTTATCGTGCTGTCAATGACTTTAGAGAGAAGAACAAAGTATCATCACCTATCAATCTATCCACAAACTCTACTTTCTTCTGGTACAAATAATGCAAGAGTTGAGATTAGGATTCTCTGATACCTTTACAACTGCCATAAACTTCTTTACACAGGCATTGGGTCAAAGGTTTCAGATTGTCCGTGATGATGTTAATCCAGAATATCTAATCTATGGTGAGGGAGTTTATGGACAGAACCACCGTAGGTTCGGTTCTAATGTAACCAAGATATTCTATACTGGTGAGAACTGTCGCCCACCATGGGGTGAGTGTCAATTTGCTATGACATTTGACCATGAGAATAGCATTAGGCATTATCGCTTGCCTCTATACGTTATTGATATGTGGGGTGCGGTGACTGAAGGTTGGACTGATGATTATTATCAGTTGGTCGGTCTTGAATATGATTATGAGCATGACTATGACAAAAGAAGTTTTTGCTCTTTTGTTGTATCTAATCCTAATCAACAAATGCGAAACATGGCTTTCAAGTTTATCAATGAGTATAAGCCTGTAGCATCTGGTGGTCCACATCTAAACAATCTTGGTTATGTTCTACCTAGAGACCAGTTGAGACATAAACTAAAGTTCCTAGATAAGCATCGTTTCAATATCTGTTTTGAGAATGGTTCATATCCTGGATATGTGACCGAGAAACTATACAATGCTCTACAGGTTAAGACAATGCCAATCTATTGGGGTTCGGCAACTGTAGGTAGGGATTTCAATCCTCGTGCCTTTATCAATGCATCTGACCATGGTGACTTCAATGGTTTGGTCAACTATGTTCAACACCTTGACTCACCTGCCGGCAAACAAGAGTATCTAGATATTATTAGTCAGCCTGCTTTCAAGAATGATATACCTAACTGTTACACTAGCATGGAAGAACTATGCACATGGTGGGAACAAAATGTAATGGGTGCTAAATGAGATTACTATTCGTCGTTCATCGATACTATCCTTTCCCTGGCGGTTCTGAATACTATGTCAGAGACATGGCAGAGGAAATGCTAAAGCGCAAACATGATGTTACCGTTCTAGCACATGAGCATAAAGGTGACCAGAATGGTGTCAAGGTATCTAATGACTATAACGCCATTCTAAATCAGAAGTGGGATCTTATCATTGTTCATGGTGGCGACGTTATCTCTCAGAATATCATTCATGTCAATGCTGATAAACTACAGTCACCCGTTCTATATCTAATCGTCAAGCCATCAGAAAGTCCTACTTGCTTACACGGTCTAAGAGAACACCGCTTCCTTGGTTACTCTACATCAATGGACTTAGATTTTATCAAGAAACATAACTTACAAGATAAAGCCCGCCGTGTTCGTCATGGTATCGTTCCTGAGTTGCATGTTAGAACTATTGTAGATAAGAAAAAGACGATCTTTGTTTCTGCTGGTGGATTCTGGCCACATAAAGCAATGACACCTCTAGCCGAAGCATTTACGAAAGCCAAGATTCCTAATGCGGAACTGCATCTATATGGATATGGTGTGAAAGAACTCATGCCTGCTGATACCCATAATGTCAAATGCTTCTTCGGTAGAGATAAGACGGATGTTCTCCTTGCTATCGGCGGTGCCGATGCATACATTATGAACTCATATGAGGAAGGCTTTGGTCTCGTCCTGCTAGAAGCCATGATGAATAAGACTCCATGGTATGCAAGAGATATTGCAGGAGCGAAAGATATGTGCTATTATGGTACTACATATAATGATGAAGGGGAACTCATGAACCTCCTTCGGAAGCATCACAGGAACGAAAAGAAGATACTTGATGCCTATAACTATGTTATGGCTAATCACACTATTCAAGACACCTGTAATGATATTGAAGATGTTTTATTGGAGACGTTACGATGAAAGTAGCAGTTATTGGTGCAGGTGGTCATGTTGGCTTTCCTTTCTCATGTGTCATAGCCAACGCAGGTCACACAGTATATGGTATCGATGTAAATCAAAATGCGGTTGACTTACTCAACAAAGGCATCGTACCATATGTAGAAGAAGGTGCTGACGATATTTTGAAAGAGAACCTAAAGAACGAACGTTTATTGTTCTCTACAGATTTTGACTTTATCAAAGATGCTGATGTTGTCGCTATCATGATTGGCACCCCAGTCGATGGAGAAGGCAATGCAAGGTTGGATGATCTTTTTAATTTTGTTGACCATACTCTTATTCCTCGTATGATGAAACACCAGTTGATTGTTCTTAGATCAACTGTATCACCAGGAACTACAGAGGTGCTTCGCAAGCATATTGAGAAGCGTCATGGTTGGCGAGAAGGTATAGATTACTTTCTAGTATTCTGCCCAGAGCGTGTGGTGCAGGGCAAATCTATTATTGAGACGACTAAGTTACCACAGATCGTCGGTGCTTTCAATGACTTTTCATTCAAGGCAGCAAAAGACTTTTTTAAATCATTTATCACAAACGAAATCTTCCATCTAACTCCTAAAGAGGCAGAGATCGGCAAACTCATGACGAACATGTATCGTTATGTCACCTTTGCTTTTGCCAATGAGTTTTGGATGATTGGTGAAAAGCATGGAGTGAACATTGATAAGGTTATTGATGCATGTAATTATGATTATCCAAGAATGGACGTTCCTCACCCAGGACCTAATGTCGGAGGTCCTTGTCTATTCAAGGACGGTAAGTTCCTCCTTTCTGACATTCCCTTTGGCGATCTTATTAACACTAGCTTTCATATTAATGAAGGTATGCCTGATTACTTGTTTAATCGCATTAAAGATTTGCGTCCTGATATTGAAACGGTTTTGATTCTTGGTGCTACGTTTAAGAAAGATTGTGACGATACCAGAAACAGTCTTTCGTTCAAGATGCGTAAGGTATGTAAGAAGCACGGCGTTTCATCATATGTGTGGGACCCATTTGTTATGGTCGATGAACTAATGCCAGGCCCATCTGAATATGACGCCGTGATTGTAATGACACCACATAGCAGAACAAATCTGGTATGGAGTATAAAAGAGTTTAGAAAAGATTGCGTTATTGCTGACCTCTGGAAGATGTTTCCAGAAAGCGAACTAAGTAATACGGGCATCTATAAAGTTGGAGATATGCTATGAAAGTTTTAGTGACAGGTTCAGAAGGTTCTTTGATGCAGGCAGTGATTCCGCTGCTACTAAAGAAGAAGTATGTTGTTTATGGAGTTGATAATCTTGCAAGATATGGCGCTAGACTTGGTATCGCTGGTGACGATTACACTTTTATCAAGTGTGATCTTACAGACGGACTTAGTGTCAATCGTCTTGTTGAACAGGTAAAGCCAGACTATATCATTCAGGCTGCGGCTACTATCTATGGTGTTGGCGGCTTCAATAAGTATTGTGGTGAAATGTATAAGGACATTACTCTACATGATAACGTCCTTCGTGCCGCTGTAGCACACAATGTTAAGAAGGTGATCTACATTTCATCTTCTATGGTCTATGAGAACTGCCCACAGGAACTTGCTTATCCTGTTCGGGAAGATATTGTAGATACTAACCCAGCACCATATACCGATTACGGTCTATCTAAGTTTGTTGGTGAACGTGTCTCTAAGGCATATCTAAAGCAGCATGGTTTGAAATACACCATCTGGCGTCCATTCAACATCATCACCCCATATGAAAAGAGTGAGTCCGAGGAAGTCGGTATCTCTCATGTCTTTGCTGATTACATTAAGAACATTGTAATCGATAAGAAGAAGCCACTTCCTATTTTAGGTGATGGCTTTCAGGTTCGTTGCTTCACATGGATTGACGAAGTTGCTGCTGCTATTGCGGATCATTCATTCTCTGAAAAGACTGATAACGAGACCTACAATCTTGGTAATCAAGAGCCAATCTCTATGCGTGTTCTAGCAGAGAAGATCAAAGACATTTCAGTAAAAGAGTTTAAACTGTTCGACGATTACTTTCTACTATATGATAGCATTGGTGATTATGAGAACGATGTTAGAGTTCGTATTCCCAATGTCGATAAGGCTAAAGAACAGCTTGGCTGGGAAGCCAAGATGAAAGTTGATGACTCCGTTCGTATGTGCCTAAAGTATATTGTGGAGGGTAAATGATCCTAGATATTGGGTCGGGCCCTCACCCAAAGGCCGATGCTACAGACAGAATGGATATGCACCAGTGGGCAGGCGTGACTAAGGTTCACGACCTGCGCCACATTCCTTATCCTTACGATAAGAATAGTGCTGACAAGATTTATCTAGGTGACGTTATCGAGCATCTAACCAAGTTTGATGCACCCAAAGTTCTTGCAGAGATCAATCGTATTCTAAAGCCAGGTGGTGTCTTAGAGATCACCTGTCCTGACGTTCTATGGATTATGGAGCGTATTGTTCTAGGTGACTGGAATGAAAAGGCTAATGTTGATTGGCTAAGAACGAATGAGTATGATTGGGATAACGCCATGGACTATTTGTTTGGTGGATGGCGTCACCCAGAAGAACACAAGATTCCAGGCATGGGTCATATCAATGGCTTCTGTGAAGTATCTCTAACCAAGATGCTAGAACATGCCGGCTTCACAGAAATAAAGCGGGTGCCTGATGATCGTAATCCTGTTCCCGCTAGAGACGCAGTTCTAAAGTTGGTAGCAACAAAATGAAAACATTTGTAGTCACGGGTTGTAATGGTTATATTGGCAGCCATATGTGTAGCGAGTTAGGCAAGTTATACAATGACTGCACGATATACGGGATAGACAAACATGATAAAAGACATCTTAGGCATCTTTATGATTTTTATGATAATATTGACCTGGCTGTGGATCCCATTAGTCTACCTAAGGCAGACGCCATCTTTCACTTCGCCGCCTACATCAGTGTCGAGGAGGGTGAATTGCAACCCTCAAGATACTACCACAACAACGTTGTTGGATCCCTGCGGCTTATCAAACGAGCAATAGAAGAAGGTATTCCTAACTTTATCTTTTCATCTACTGCTGCCGTGTATGGTGAAGATAAGAGTGCTACATTTGGTCATCTAAACGAAGATAGACCAATGAAACCACACTCAGTATATGCTAAGACAAAAGCAATGATTGAGCAGGTGCTTATTGATACACCTGAAATGAATACTGCCCGCCTACGATATTTCAATGCTGCTGGTCGTGACGTTAGAGCAAATCTATTTGAGGAACACGAACCCGAAACACACCTCATTCCACTACTAGCAAGAAACAAAGAAGCGACTATCTTCGGCAATGATTGGCCAACCAAAGACGGAACTTGTATTCGTGATTATGTCCATGTGAAAGATATCTGCCGAGCCCACACACTAGCATACCGTTACATGGAAGAACACAATAAGAGTGTGCTATTCAATGTCGGTTGCGGTAAAGGCTATTCTGTAAAAGAAGTGGTTGACAAAGCAAACAAAATATTGCATAATGGTGAAATGACTGTGAAGGTTGCGGAACGCCGTGACGGTGATGTTCCGTATCTTGTTGCTGATACCACTCGTATCAAAGAAACAATCGGGTTTAATCCGGAATACTCACTAGACGACATATTGGAGTCAATGAAGAATGGATAAGTGGGAAGAACTTAAACTGTTATTGAAGGCTGACATTTCACATGTTGTGCACTATTCTAATGATAAGTATTATGAGCATGGTGTGACTAAGCGTTACCTTGAACATATGGAATACCTAGAGAAGAAAGAAAAAGAAACAGGCTTTCTTTTTACCGACGTTCCTGAGTTTGACAGAAAGCAATGGGACAAGATGCTAAAGAACCTAGAAGGACTATCCTAATGCAGTATAAAGCACCAGTAGATTCCACACTATTCCTTCTTCGTGATGTTCTAAAGTTTGACAATGAATTACTAGAACCAATCCTCACAGA